AACTATATGTTTTTCAAGTCTTTCAAATTCATCCCTTTCTAGGAAATCATCAAATACTTCTATCATCTATCATCTGCTGCCCTATTTTCTGAGTAATGTACATCAAACTCTCCACCAGGATATCTCTTCTTTAATTTTTCTACATTTCCTTCTACAACTTCGTCTAATGATACTCCTAATGCCATACAAGCTTGCATTACGTACCACATAACGTCACCCAACTCAATAATAAGATGTTCTCTATTATCGTCGTTCCAAGGCTTACCTTGGAAGACCATCTTCTTAACGATCTCCATAAACTCACCACCTTCAGCACTAATGCCAACAGCAGCAGTGGTAAGACGTTCAATATTAGCACCCTTTGTGTTAAGGGCACTAAGACTCTCAATAAAAGATTGATAATCCTTACTGGGATCGGATGTGACACCATCCACGAATATAGCATACTTAGAAAAGTCAACTTGTTTTGTCATTAAAATTTAAACTCTGCGAATGATTTTTTAGGAATTTTATCTTCTTTATTATACTCTTCTTCTTGTCCATTGTCAATTATGTCTTCTTGTGCTTTCTGTTCGCAATCATATAATCTCATCTTTGCTCGATCAATACCAATAACAAATCGTTTGTATATTGTAGGATCATTATATCTATTCTTTAATTGTTTTACCATAATTTGATTTAATCCTTCCAACTCTTCGGTAGAGATAAGAGCAAACATAAGGTCAGCAGTAGCAGGTAAACCAAAGGACTCACTGGTATCGGTAAGATCCACATCAGAACTAGCATAACCAGAACGAGTGGTCTGAGTAGCAGATACGATAGGTAAATTTGCTTCGACTGCAAGACCTCTGAGTTCTTCTGCGATTGCTTTGATGTACGAGTAACTATTGACATTACTTCCTGCTCTGTATCTTGATGATGCACATATATTTAAGTAATCAATAAAAATAATATCTGGTTTAAAAGATTTCTTTAATGATAATTCATTTAATAATGCTTTGAAATGTCCTGCGTGAGCAGATGCAGTTGGATATTCTTTTATTATTAACTCTCCTTCTGTTTTCTTTTTAAGTTTATGAACCTTCTTTTCAAACATTGCTTTGGGCAAATCTGTAATGTTTTGAATATTAACATTTAAAAGATTAGCATCAATTCTTTCAGCAATTTTCTCCTCAGCCATCTCAAGCGTGATGTATAATACGTTCTTGCCTTGGAGTAACACACCGCTTGCGACATGACACATAAACAAAGACTTACCAACACCAGTGCCAGCCAAAGCAATATTGAGTGTTTTATTTGGAATGCCACCCTTCGTAATCTTATTGAAAAGATCGAGGTCGAATTCAATTCTTTCTTCCTTTCTATGATAGGATTCATACCTGTCTTCATAATCTTCTAAGTAATCGTGTCCTATATGATTATCGAAAGAAACAGCCAGAGCGTCAGAGAGAATGCTAGGAATAGCATCCCTTCCTTTTTTGTCATCTTTTCCATCTGCTAAAGAAATAGATTCCATTAATGCTAAGTATATAGCACGATCTCTACACCATTTCTCAGTTGTATCTACTAACCATTGATTATCTACTTTATCATCAGTAAATAAAGAAACAGCATCTCTAGATTCTTTTATCTCAGTTTCATTTAAATCATCTCTATCCTCTAACTGAATTGCTAGTGCTTCAGTTGTAATTGAACTTCCATACTTAACAATGAATTTACTAATCTCTTCAAAGATAACTCTTTCAATTCTTTGTTCAAAGTAATCAAGTTGAATGAAAGGAATTACTTTACGAGAAAACTCTTCATCGTAAATTAGATTTCTGAGGATAGTAGTCTCAATTCTTTCCATTAACAATAATGTACATATGTACTCATAATATATTTTGATTCCTTTTTAGGAGGTAATCCTAAATGAGGATACTCCCAAGTGGGAGGAAACACTATTACTCTACCAGATACTGGTTCAATATTCAAGTCATGTGAAGGAAACAAAGTATTTCCATCATTGTCATTCAAATAAAATAAGAAAGCAAGTGCTCTCATTGAAGAGTAAAAGTCAGTTACATCAACATGTTCATCGAATCTTTCATTACCATTATTATAATATCTCTTAACTCTAAATTCTTCTAACTTTTTAAACTGAGGAATATATTTTGATTTAGTATCAATTTTATATTGATAATATACTTGTTGTACAATAGGAGTAAGAAGTTTTACAATACCATTTGATAACCTATTGAGATTCATTTGTGTGAAGCAAGGACAATGATCCTTATCAACATACTCTTGTTCTTCAGTATTTTTTTCAAATAATAAAATTAAATCTCTACAGATTTTATCTGGTATTGTATTATCATATACGTTAACCATATGAGTATTCTTCTTTTGATATATCATCTAACTTCTGCATTACTTCTTCTGTAAAATACTTATCTGGATTCTTATATATTTCTTTTGCATATACTTTCTTACCATCCATCTCGTATCTACCCGCAACATTCTTCCAGAGACCACCAAGTTCTCCTAATTCAAGAAGACCATAGTATCTATCAAGACCTCTTTCATCATAGTAGAGTCTTATATCTACTTGTTTGTTTTCTTTTGAGAGTCTACTTTTAGCCGTCTTAGCTTTAATAATGTTTCCAACAACCTCTGTCTTATCCTTTTCCTTTTTTTTGCTGAGATAAATGATCGTAGACGCGGCATATTTGAGACCAGAGCCTCCTCCCATTTCTTTAGTTGGGACATAAGATCCGATAACATCGTAAGTGTGATTTGTAACTATAAGGGGAATATTTGCTTGACCAAGTTTCAAAGTAAGCATTCTAAACGCACCCTTTACAAGTTGAGATTTGGTCATATCTCTAACTTGCTTATCATCCAAAGCATCTCGAATCTCTTTCTCTGTAGAAAGCATACCTAAAGAGTCTAGCACAAACATACAAGGTTTGCGATTCTCCTCATCTGATTTTAAGTATATATCAACTGCTTTAAGTGCCTTACCACGAAACTCTTCAATCGTTACCACATTTACAACAACCAACCGTGTCGTATCAACTCCACGAGACTCCAGTAATCCTTTATTGACTGCTGCTTCAGTGTCAAAATAGAGACAATACCCATCAGGGTTAGTGTCCAGAAAGTTCTTGACAACAGCAAGAGAGAAATAAGTTTTACCAGTAGACGACTCACCTGCGATAGCAGTAATACGATTGCTGCTAACCCCGCCAAAAATAGACCCACTAATGAGTCCATTAAAAATGTACGATCCAGTGTCAATGAATCTTTCAGTTTCATCAATCTCTGACGCAATTTGCGTATATTCATCTCCTATCTCTTTTACTATTTCTTTTAAAAAATCCATAACTAAGTTGGTGGCATATAATTTAAGTTTAGCACAAAACGTGCTTTTGCGTCAGTGCAAGTTGAACCTGAATGTCTAAGATTAGATGGGAAGGTAATTAAACGATTTGCAACACTCTTTACATAACCTCCAGACTCAAAAGTTGTCTGTCCATCATTATCATTAAAATAAAATATAGAGGTAATACAATCTTCATAATCTATATGAAAACCTCCTACTCTCATTTCATGACATTTGGGTCTTAGGTTTGCTTTAACTCTGATCCATTCAGAAGCAGGTATCCTATCAAAGAAAGGTTGTAAAGCAAACATACAATCTGTTACTACTCCACGATCTGGTAGTAAAAATACATGCTGAAATTGATAATCATCAGGATGATCTCCTTCCTTATTTACATAAGGGTTATAAAACCAATAACACTCATGAGTAAACCATTTGTGTACCTGATAGAAAACTTCTGGAGGAAAAAAATCATCAACCACATTAACTTGAGTTAATAGTGGTTCTTTCAAATCTACTCCATAATGAGTTGACATAATTTATTTTTCTATCTTATGATAAACTTCAACATAAGACTCACAAGTTGGGCATGTTAAGTTTGTAACTATATCATACTCCATTTCTTCATAATCGTCAAGATCATGATCTCCACCCCAAATCAATTCACTGTTACAATGCCAACAGTTCATTCTGCAACCTCCTCAAGTAAAAATATACTATAGTATTCAAGACCTGCTAGTTTAAATGCCATAGTTGCTTCTGCGTTTTCTTGTCTATCAACTATTGAAACTACACGTTTAACAACGTAACCCGCATCTCTTAGACGTTTTACTGCTTTGATAGACGATTCTCCTGTAGTTACTACATCTTCAAGAACAGTTACTTCTGTTCCCTCTGGAAATGTAGGACCTTCAATGTATTCATCAGTTCCGTGTCCTTTTGATTCTTTGCGAACTATAAGGG